TTGATCGAGATTCTGGCAAGATGGTGCGTAGGGGATGGAAGTTCAAGCCGGAGGTTACCTCTGACATTACTGCGGTGAGCGCTGATCGGTACGGTCCTTGGACCGACGGTTCAAGCTCACTTATGTTTAGTCAGAGCAAACCTCCGAGGGGGCAAGTTATGCGCGAGTCTAAAATTACTCGCACTAGATGGTTCAGCGGTGCTTTCACGTACTATGTTCCGCCGGTGGGGCCTAACGGCTTCACTACGGATCAATTGGCACGTAAAATCATCCTAGCCCAGAAAGTTCTGGGTGCTGGAGCATCTCCGGCTGACGCCTGGAACTTGCTTCCGTGGAGCTGGCTTGTTGACTGGTTTTCGGATATCGGAGATTTTGCGAAAAATCTCGATGCCGTAATCCTCGACAACCAGGTTCTGGTATATGGGTATATGATGGAACATACAGTTTCGTCGTATACCTATACACTGGTCGGACCGTATTATTATCATGATAATTCGGTCGGTCCAGTGCCGCCATCCGTCACTTTGGTTTCTGAAACCAAGCGTAGGATATCGGCCAGTCCTTATGGTTTTGGATTGACGCTCGGTGGACTTTCCACCTTGCAGAAGTCCATCCTTGGGGCACTGGGTTTTACCCGGTGGCTCAAGTGAGGTTGTTCTACTGCGTACCGCCAACATGGAGCTCTGCTCCTAGGAGTGATGCCTGTGTCGTTTTCCGACCCCTTGTCAATCACTGTCTCGAGTGTGACCACTCCCCTTCCGAGAGTCTTCTCGGAGGGTAGCGAGTCACACTACTCGAGCAGCGACGGGCTGATCGTCGTTACCGCCTCCCACGATGTGGGTAAGCGGGCACGGCGTATGCTCAGGGTCGACTTCTCGAAGTTGAGCCCGGATCCGTTTAAGCCCGATGAGAATGTTCGTCGATCCATGTCAAATTACATGGTCTTCGACATTCCCTCTGACGGCTTTTCGAATGCGGAAGCTCTCGCGGTGTACCAGGGCTTCAAAACCCTGATCACTGCGTCTTCGGACGCGTTGGTTACCAAGCTTCTTGGCGGCGAGTCCTAGCGGACTCTCTGCCTTTGCTTGATTCCAACGGTCGCCATAATGCTTGA